ATATTCTTTACCTTTAAATAAATTCTTTTTAAATTCTAATAATGCAGGATCTTTTATATCTAGAGGTTTAAACACTTTATGATCTAAACCATGAGGAACATATTTAATAACTTTACTTGATGCTTTTTCTTCTAAAACAAGTTTATTAATATTAACTGTTTGTTTTGAAATACCCATTAACAAATCACAAGCCTCATAAAACGGTTTATTATACATTGGTGCTGGATAATCATCCCAAATATTTAAATAAGTAATTGGAATATGTTTTCTAATTTCATTTTCCATAGCAAATAACCAAATAAAATAACGAGGATCAGTAACTAACATTATTGCATCTGGTTTTTCTATTTTAATAATTTGTCTTAATAAATCAGGATTTCCGTAATCATTTATAGGATACATAAACACAGAAGCATCTGTTAAACCTGTTGCATCGTTTGTAGATTGAGATAAATCTAAACGTTTCCCAGCTTCAGGGTGATTAATAGCACCTCCTAAATTAACCCAATTAAAATGTTGAGAAGTATGAAATACTATCTCTCTTGTTACTGTTGCTACTCCTGAATGGACACGAATGTCATCACATATCAGAAGTATTTTTTTCCTATCTTCAGGTTTTAAATAACCGAATTTTTCTTTTATCATAACTTATGTTTGTAATATATAACTTTTCTTTTTTTGAACCAAACTTAATTACTCAGTAGTATCTAAATTACTATGAGAATGAATCATTTTTCTAAACTCAGGGTCTGTTAAATATAAATGAACAGCTCTGTCGTTTAATTTTTGTAATGAAAATTTCATTCGAACACATTCTATCTTGAATAGTTCAAATAAATCACTCTGAATTTTCACAGAGGTTAATGTCATGTCTTTTTTACTCATAAATTTTATTTATTTTGTTATATATAAATATATGTAGAAAAATAAAAAATATAAATATATATGAAATTATTTTAATCCTTTTGAACATAACTCAGGTTTACCTGAGAATGGACAGAATCTACAATTCCATAAACTAGGAACAGCTTCATGACTTATTTGTTTATAAGTACCGTTTTGTTCAAAACAAGTATCAATAAATTTATTCATAGCTTGAGTCGCTTTATTAACTTTTACTTTTCCATTTGCAGGAATAAATTCTTGTACTCTTCTTTTAGCTGCAGCAAATTCTGCATCTTCAAATATTTTTCTTTTTACAATAAAGAATTTAATATCTATATTGTCTATTGGAACATTAAATTGTTTTGAAAAAAAATATTTATAAAGTATTAATTGAAATTGTTTAGTTTCATCTTTTTTAGAATCACTATTCCATCCTGATTTGCTTGTTTTTATATCTAAAATTAAAAATTTATCTGTTAATTCATTATATAAAACAACGTCTAAATATCCTTTAAATAAAATATTAGGATATTCTTGATTTGGATTTATTAAAATAGGAACCTCACAACCAACTAAATACCAACCTTTTTTACTAAAAAATATGTTTCTATTTTTTTTAATGTAATCAAGTATTTTAAATCCATCTTCATAAAATTCAGCTAATTCAAATGAATTTGAAAAGTGAACGTTATTATTTGATTTAACATCTTTTTTATATGTTTCTTTTAAACGTTCCTCAAAATACTCGTTTAATTCAATTCTATCGGCTTCTGCGCCACTTTTCTCGTATATAGTAATAATATAATGTTGAAGTGCTTCATGTAATGCAGTACCAAAAGTCATGTTTATAGACGACTCTGATGTGTAATTGCCATCTTTATATTGCAATGACCATTTGTGTGGGCAATGAGTAAACATTGACATTTGACTATATGAAATGGATTTTTGTTGAGAATAATCCATTGTTTGCAAAGTGTATTTTTTTATTTCTTTTACAATAGCAGGTAATTTTTTAGCTTTTGGTTTTTTTTCTTTAGGTCCTGTATTAAAACCATAATACGCTCTTGTTGCTTCATCCATTACAAGATTTTCTTTTTTTAATCTCGTTATTTAAATACCAAACTGCTTTTTCAAGTTCTTGTATTTCATTATCTTTTTTACCACAACGAGCAATATATTTAACTGTATTTCCTAAATTAAAATTTAAATCCCAAGCATCAATAACTTTAATTGCTTCATAAGGATTATCTGCTCCACCATAATGTATTGGATTGTTTACTGCTTCTTTCATTTTAATAACTTTTTAATTTCTTTATCTTCAATACCATATCTATTTAATATATCGTACATGTCTTCTTTTTTTAATATTAAAATATATTCTTCTGCTTCTCTAAATGAGCATTCATAGAACTTAGAAATATATCCTAATAAATCTTCGTTTGATTTTGTTTTAATACCTTTAACATATTTTGAATATAAAGATTTTTTAGGTAATAATTCACAATAAAACTTATATATTTTTTCTTTATCTGTATAAGGTAATGATTGTCCTATATTAGCAACTTCGATATAAGCCTCAGTCATAGATACTATTTTATGTAGCATATAAGGATTAAATGCTTTCTGCTCATCTTCAGTAAAAGATGACCAGGATTTTTTATCGGTAGTTACTTGTTTAAAAAAATCAAATATTGTCATCTTCGAATTCTGCTCTCAATTCTTTAGGAAGCAATTCTACTAATACTTTACCTGTTACTACATCATAAAATACTGGAATTGGAATAACTCCATCTTCTGATGTACCTGTTACAAATCTAGATACTTTACGTAAAATTACGCCCTCTGAAAAGACTTGGTTACCATCTGGTGATGTAATAGCAGTCGTATTTTTAATGTCAATGTTTGCGTTTAATTGGGGTGCTTGTTGTTTACTCATTTTGTTTATAATATTTTGTTTGGTTTTAATGTTTCAATAATACGAGAAATACAAGACATAAAGTTTATTTCAAAATCGATCTTAAAATTAGATTGATAAATACACTCGTTTAAAATAATTGCTACTAGACCTTCACAACCAACAGCATACTCTGCTGTATTGTCATATAGGTGCTTATATAAATCATCAAACGATGAAATACTATTATCGGCAATTAATTGTCTTATAGTGTTAAATGTTGTTTTAGATGGTTTTTTAAGCTCATTAATCATTTGTGTTTGAAAATCATTATTTTTACCTAATGTTCCTGGTAATGTTAATTTATTATCAACAATATATTTTTGGCAAGTATTAATAACTTTTCTAAAATCAGGATATGAATTATGAATAATTGAAGCTAAATCTTCTAATTCAAATTCAATATTTTCAGTTTCTAAAATATTAATAACATGTTTAGCAACTATCTTTTTAGTTGGAGGAGTTAATTTAAACTCTTGTAATCTACTTCTTAATGCTGGAATTAAACGTTCAGGATAATTACCAGTCAAAATAAATCTTGTTGTTAAGCTATACGTTTCTATCATGTTTAACAATAACACTTGTGATGCTTGTAAAATATGAGTTGCTTCATCTAAAATAACAATTTTTAATGGTTTAAAACTAGCAGCCGAAGCAAATGAACCTACTTTATCTTTAATATCATCCATACCTCTATTTTCAGTAGCATTTAAGTAAATATAATCGCAATCAATATTATTTACTAATATTTTTGCTAATGTTGATTTACCACTACCTTGTAATCCAAAAAATCCTAAATGTGGAATGTCTTGTTCGTTGATAAATGTTTGAAATTTATCTCTTAATGTATCATCACAAAGATAAGTATCTAAGGTTTGAGGTCTGTATTTTTCTACAAATAATGTATGTTCTTTATTCGCCATATATGTTAAATTTTTTAGGTTCAGGAAGTTTAACTTCTTGTTCTGATGTGGATATAATAAAGATTTTGCCTTTTTCTAAATCTAAAATAAAAGATTTTGGTTTAACTTCAGTTACCATATAATATGCTTCTAAAGCCTCTGTTAAAGAATTTTGAATATCATTTACTCCTATTACCTTCCATCTATCTGAAGGTGGAACTCTTTGAGCTATTTCTTGGTATTCTTCTATTATTTCTTTCATAACTTAATTTGTTCAATAAGAAACGGCAGTAAGTCTAAGTATAGAAAGTTAGAAGTAACACTATCAAACTTGGTTAAGCCTATATACAATTTATTAGTTCCTGGTACGAAATTTACACTACTGATGGTGTATTTTACTTCTTTAATCTGAAGCGATTTGCCTATTAAACTTACTGCGTCTCTCATATATTTTAAATCTACATCATTCCCATCATATCACCATATCCACCTTCAGATTTCTTATCTTCAGGTTTGTCAACAACTACTGCTTCTGTTAATAGAATAGTACCCGCTACTGAAGCAGCATTTTCAATTGCTGTTCTAGTTACTTTAGCAGGATCAATAATGCCAGCGTCTTTCATGTTAACAAAACAATCTGTTTTAAGATCGTAACCTTTCCAATTATCTAATGATGCTATACTAAGACCATTAATTAATCCATAACATTCAGAATCTGTTTTACCAGCGTTAGTTAAAATTTTCATAAACGGAGATGAACATGCTTTGTAAACAATATTTTTGCCAATATTTGCTCTATCGGTAATAGCTTCACGAGCATATAACAAAGCAACACCACCACCAGGAACGATACCTTCTTCAAGAGCGGCTTTTGTTGCTTGTAAAGCATCATCAACACGATCTTTCTTTTCTCTCATTTCTGATTCAGTAAAACCACCTACGTGAACAATTGCTACTCCACCTACGAATTTAGCTAAACGTTCTTGTAATTTTTCTTTTTCATATGGTGATAATGATTTTTCAATTTGAGTTTGTAGTTCTGTAATACGAGCTTCGATTTTCTCAGCATCGCCTTTACCATCAACTAATGTTGTAGTATCTTTACCTACTGTTACTACTCTAGCTTCACCAAACCATTCCCAATTGAATTTATCAAGCTTCATACCTTTTTCAGTACTGAATACTTGGCCACCAGTCATGATAGCGATATCTTCTAATAACAATTTTCTACGATCTCCAAAATCAGGTGCTTTAACAGCAACAACTTTTAAAATACCTCTTGCTTTGTTTACAATTAAAGTAGCTAATGCTTCACCTTCAATATCTTCAGCAATAATCAACAATGATTTATTTTGTGCAGATACTGCTTCTAAAATTGGTAATAATTCTTTTACTTGTGTAAATTTCTTATCTGCAATTAAAATTAAAGCATCACTAATAGTAGTACTCATACTGTTGTTATCAGTAACAAAATAAGGTGATTTATAACCTCTTTCAAACTGCATACCTTCAACAGTTTCTAAATACGTTTCACCGTTTTTAGATTCTTCAATAAATACAACACCTTCACGACCAACTTTCTGCATTGCTGTAGCAATTAATTCACCTACTTCAGGATCGTTATTTGCTGAAATTGTAGCAATTTGTTTTAATTGATCTTCTTCAGATACATCTTCTTTTAAAGTGTGACGAAGATATGTAACTACTTCCTTAACAGCACTATCAATACCTCTTTTGATTTCAACAGCATTAGCTCCATTATTTAAATAAGTTAAACCTTGTTTAACCATCTCTTGAGCTAACAATGTAGATGTAGTTGTACCATCACCTGCATTATCTGCTGTTTTAATAGCTGCTTGCTTTAGTAATTGAACACCTAATTCTTCAATTGGATCTTCTAAAGTAATTGATTTTGCTACAGTAACACCATCTTTTGTACTTTGTGGAATACCTTGATTAGCTATAACTACGTTACGACCATTAGGTCCAAGGGTTGCTGTAACAGCATTTGCTAGTTTATCTATACCAGCTGATAGTTTTTGACGGGCTTCAGGCCCAAATTCTATAATTTTACTCATAATTTTAAAAAGGTAATTCTTCTATTTTTACTTCTGTTTCATCTTTAAGGCGAGCAAGTACCTGGTTTTCAGGTCCTATCCAATATTCTTCACCTTCGTGTTCTAATTTACTAAAACCCATAGTTGGTAATATAACAATATCTCCTACTTCAATAACTGTTGGTAAAAATTTACCTGTTGCTGAATAGTATCCATCGCCTATTGCTACTACTTCTCCTAGTTTGTTTTTTTCGTTTCCTAAATCGGGAACAATAATGTTTCCGTGAATTGTTTCCTCAGCCTCAAATGGCTTAACGATAACTGCGTTGTATAATGCTTCTAATTTCATATTTTTTTAATCTACTACGTTTAATAATTCTTTAATTGATAATTCTAATTCTTTAAATTTTGCAATGTATTCTTGTATAGAACTATAACTTTGATTATCATCTACTTTCTGTTTTGCTAAAGATCGTAAACAACTTGCAAAACTACTATAATGTCCTAAAGGTTTTACATAATCTTTACCAGGAAGATTATTTTCAGTGTAACGAACGTCAGGAGTTATAGTTTTAAAAATAGTGTAACAATAGGCATCTTTACTAATGAAAAATGGTTCAATCTTAGGATCTTTAATGATTGTGGTGTTGGATAATGATGGTTCTTTTATTTCGCTCATAACTTATTTAATATATAGTGAATATACGATAAAATTTTAATATAACCAAATTATCTTATACTTCTTTTGCAACTAGAAAATATTCACTTTTTAAATTACCGCTTTCAAATACTAAGCTCATAATTCCATCTAAATTTATAACCATTTTACCTGTAGCTACATCTTTATTACAATACATTATTTCTTTTATTAAATCTGAATTATATTGTGCTTTAAAGTTTGTAGGTAAATCTTTTGTTTTAATGTTTGGTATATAAAACGATACTTTATTGGAGTGTTCTATATTTCCACCAAACTCCATCTCCATCTGTAAATCTCCATCAGCACCTGTGTGCGGTTTGAATACAACTGTATCGCTGTCGGCTAAAGCAGATTTAGCTCTAACAATTGCGTTAATACTTTCATTATCTAGATCAGCTATAATATTATAAATATTATCTCCGATATATTCACCTGCTTTTGGAATAATTTGTATATCAGCAACAGCATAATCTAAAGTAAATTGATTATCCGATACTACTAGTTTAGTAATTTTATTATTATGTTTAGTATACTTAAGATCCAAATATCCATTAGTAATACCTAATAATTTGTTTAGTTGTGTGGTATTATTAACACCAAACACAGAATCTTCGATTTCAAAATTGTTGTGTTTAACTATACCTAACATTGAACGGTCAGGTGCAGTAAATTTAATTGAAAGGTTGTTGTCTTTAATTTCCCATTTAACGGCTTCAACTAGGCCGTTTAAATAATACTTGGAAATAATAGCCGTAAGGTCTAACTTATTAATCATAACTGTTTGGTATAAATATATTAAAATTTAAAAAATTTGTTAATGTTTTGATTGAGTACTACAGCACCCCATCCTAAATCTGAATATAACGATTCTAATTTGTTTTTCATAACTGAATCAAATAAACCGTCTCTATCTATGTATTTTTCTACAAATTCCATTATCTCCGGTGGGTCATTATATCCGTTAAATCCTATAACATCAATTCGATATGGATTGTCTTTTAGGTAAGCAATAAACATTTTATCACCAATTTGAAATGTTGGATATTTTTTATCTAACTTTTTAAATCGTAAAATATCATTGTAAAAAATTGCTGATTTTGTATTAATTGGACATTTATTACCTAATCTTGAAAATATATCACCTGTCATAGGAGGAGATGCAATATATTCTTTCATTTTCTTTAAACCTGTTGGTTTTAATATTTTCTTCCAATCAACAGTCCTTATTGATACTCTAAAATCTAGTATTTGTTTATCAATATTTGTTTTTTCTCTACCAAACATTATCTCGTTAATTAAATGTTCACCAAATTTTCTAAATATAGGAGGGAAATTTGATTTCATCAAATCTAATCCTTTAACATCTAGTTCATCTACTGATACACCTTCTTTATTAACAATATGCATTGCATATCTTCTCTTACCTGCAAAATAACCTCTATCTAATACAACTTCTTGCTTTAATTCAAAATAATGTGGGTTGTCTTCTCCTAAATTAAATGATTCTTTAGCAAAATCACCTATAAATTTATTAGCCATTATCTGTAGTTCAGTAGCTAATTCTAATATTTTAGATATTACTTCTTCTTGATTATTTAAATCTAATTCAGGGTATCTATCAATTATTAAATCTTTACACTGAATAAACAATGAATCTGTATCACTAGTTATTATATAATCTTTATGAATATCATTTTTTAATTGATTATTTATGTATAAATTCATATTACTTATACTTTCCTGTAATAATCTTTGACCGGTTAATGTAATTGCTTTAGATATAAACTTATTACCATCTGTGTATCTCCATCCGTTAATAGCAAACACACCATAAACGTCATTTAATTTAATTTTATAAGCATGTTGTCTACTATTATAAAAATCACCTAACTCTCTATTACCCGCTTTATATGCTTTTTTCATCAAAGCTTTATACTCTTGACGTTTAGCAAACCAATCAGATAAAATTTCACAAATAATACTAGATTTATCTTTACGGAATATAACACCAGGAGCAGAAATTATT